TTCCAGGGTTTACCTTGAAACACCATCTTCTTAACGATCTCAAGGAATTCGCCACCTTCAGCATTAATACCAACGCCAGCAGTAAGCAGTCGTTCAATATTGGCACCCTTAGAATCAAGCTCAACAAGGCGATCAGCCAGTGAACAAAAATCTTTAGAAGCATCGCTGGTAACGGCATCCACGAATTCCTCGTAACGCTTAAACACAATAGTATCAGCCATAAGTTAAATTACAAATTTAGAAAATTTATCAAAACGATTTTGTCTAACAGAAGTTTCTTCAAAAGATTCAAAAGATTCTTCTTCGACATCATTGGTGATGTCTCCGTCAGAGTCATCTACATTATACAGCTTCATCTTCGCTCTGTCAATACCCACTGTGAATCTCTTGTAGTAAGTCGGATCGTTGTATCGGTTCTTAAGTTGTTTAACCATGATACGCCCAGACTGTTCAAGCTCCTCAGTAGCAATAAGAGCAAACATAAAATCTGCTGTAGCAGGTAGACCAAAGGATTCAGAAGTGTCGGTAAGATCAACGTCAGAATTCCCGAAACCAGAACGAGTAGTCTGAGTAGCACTGACAACTGGTACGTCGTGCTCAACAGCAAGACCACGAAGTTCCTCAGCAATTGCTTTAACATACGTGTAAGAGTTTACAATATGTCCTTTATATCTAGCTGAGGCACAAATGTTAAGATAGTCAATGAAGATAATATCTGGACTAAAATCTTTCTTCAATTTCAAATCGCTCAGTAGTGATTTAAAATGTCCTGCATGAGCAGACGCTGTTGGATATTCTTTAATGATAAGTTTGCCTTGTGTTCTTCTGCCAATCTCCATGACTCGTGAAGTAAAGATAGATTCAGGAAGGGAACCAATATCTTTAATATTCACATTCAATAGATTAGCGTCAATCCTTTCAGCAATCTTTTCCTCTGCCATTTCCAAAGTAATGTATAATACATTCTTGCCTTGAGAAAGACAGGCAGCAGCAACGTGGCACATAAACAAAGATTTACCAACACCAGTTCCAGCAAGAGCCACGTTAAGTGTTTTATTTGGAAGACCACCCTTTGTAATCAGATTAAATTTCTCTAGATCGAAAGGAATCTTTGCTTCGTCTTTATGATAGTAATCATATCTTTGCTCAGCATTGTCTACGTAGTCGTGTCCAATGTATTCATCAAACGATACTGCCAGGGCCTCCTGAAGGATGGTCGGGATTGCATCTCTTGATATTTTTTGATCTCCCCCGTCAGCAATTTTGATTGACTGGAGTAGGGCGTTGTAAATGGCCCTGTCTTTACACCACTTTTCTGTGGAGTTAATAAGCCAATCTTTGTCAACCCATTCTGTAGTGAACTGGTTGATCTTCGTAACACTTTGTTTGTAAACTTCTTCAGTAAGGTCATTTCTATTCTGTAGATTGATAATTACTACTTCTTTGGTGGGAATTTTATCATACTTCACAGAGAAGTCTTGAATCTCCTCAAATATAATTCGATCATCAATCTCTTGAAAGTAATCTGCTTTGAGGAAGGGAACTACCTTTCGGTAATACTCTTCATTGCAAAGCAGATTACGTAATATAGATTGTTCAATCTTCTCCGTCATTACTTACTCCATAAAGAAACTCTACTGCTGCTTGTTCCTCAAGCTTTGCCATCACCTCGTCAGTGAAGTATTGCTCAGGGTTTCGTAGAATCTCCTTACCATATACTTTCTTACCATTGATTTCATAGCGACCAGCCGAGTTCTTCCATATGTTAGCACGTTCTCCCAGTTCTAGCAACCCATAGTGCCGCTCCAGGCCACGCTCATCAAAGAATAGACGAGTCTCCACCTTGGACCCCTCACGGGTCAGACGGGACTTCTTCGCCTCGCATTTAATAATGTTTCCGATGAGATCTGTTCCGTCTTTTTCTTTTTTCTTGCCGAGGTAAATGATTGTAGAAGCAGAATACTTAAGACCACTACCCCCACCCATTTCCTTAGTAGGAACATACGAGCCAACAACGTCATAGGTATGATTAGTAACTAACATTGGAATGTTTGCTTTGCCAAGTTTCAGCGTAAGAATTCTAAACACTGATTTGACTAGCTGTGCCTTGGTCATGTCACGAACATTCTTGTCGTTGGAAGCATCCTCGACTTCTTTGTTAGTTGCAAGCATCCCAAGGGAATCAAGAACAAACATGAGGGGCTTACGCTCCTCTTTTGGTTGTTCCATGTATTTATCGATAATACGTACAGCCTGGGTACGAAACTCTTCAATTGTATCTACGGGAAAGATCACCATTCGTTTAGAATCAATTCCCCTACTCTCAATCATCTGTTTACTAATGGCAGACTCAGTTTCAAAATAAATGACTCCAGCATCAGAATTAATATTAAGGAAGTTACGAACGACACTAAGACAGAAAAAAGTCTTTCCCGTGCCCGACTCTCCAGCAATAGCCGTAATTTTATTTGAGGGAATACCCCCAAACAAGCTTCCAGAAACCAGGGCATTAAACACGTAACTCCCAGTGTCAACAAAAGATTCAATGTCGCCAGCAGCGATCCCATCAGCAGCGAGTGAAGCAAACTCATTTTTGCTATCTTTAATTACTTGTTGTAAAAAATCCATAAATCTCCTAACTAAAAAAACTCATGAGCGAGACCTTTCGCTCAGCATTCCATCCAATACATTCTAGCACATTTTTCAGCGGTTCGTAAAATGACTTTTCAAATTGTGTTCGATAGTCAACATACTTGTCAAGGTTGAACTCGACAGGCAAAGTGCTAAAAAATGAGATCACATTTTCTTGGATGGGGTTTGGCATCTTGAGGTAGAGAAACTTGATCTTCTCTCCTTCTTGGATAAGAGGGTACTTATGAGTAAGGTTATTACTCTGTACATAGTGATTATACAATAATGCACCTCTGACCTGAATAGGCGTCCTCTCTCTATAAATCGATCCTTTAGATCCATATTTTTGTAATCCATTGCAACCTCTCGGGAAAGCGATATCAAGATAATTTTGTTTCCGAGTATCTTCTTTTATCTGTTCAATGAAATCAATTATATCATCATTAGTTTGATTGATAATAATTGTATACGCTTTGTACAATTTGTCTCGGAAGTATGCTGGAGTGGAAGACCTAGCAGTTTCCATACCACAGATTTTCATCTTAGGTTTGGCATATCGCACCCCCTCACTATCCCAGACGTTAAGAACATAACGTTTCTTGGCAGTCCAGAATCCACGGTTAGCAATGTTCTCTCGCTTCATCTTCATCATCTGAGCATAAGCGTTTACGTACTTGGCCAATTCTTGGTAAGAACTTTCAATAAAAGGCTCAAGTTCCACTTGACAGACCTTATCAAGGAACCCAACAATCTTTTCATTAGTAACCTCTCGCCCCTTGAATACAGTTTGTACCAAGCCGTCCAAACACAAATACATAGAATCAGTATCGCAAGCAATAACATAATCAACATCCTTTGTCTTTAGAACTTTATTAAGGTAAGCATTCATCTTCTTCTCAATCCAGCGAATAGATAGCTGACCAGAAAGAGTGATTGCCTCAGCGATTTCAAGTTTGTAATAACGGAAGTGCTCGTTACCGATAGCACCATAAGCAGAGTTGAGTTGAATCTTACGTGCCATCTGAATGTTATTACAGCGGGCAATCTCTTTCTTCAATTCAACCGTTGGATTATTTTCGTACTCCTGCTTTGCAGCCAGCATTTTCTTTTTGTAGATAGTACGTTCCTCATAGATCTTTTCCATGAGCTTTGGCAGGAATCCTTGATACTCAGTTGTATAAAAAGTGCCATTAGCACAGAGAGTTTTTCCAGACAAGTCACTCAGATCAATCTCCTGATTTAACAATCTATCTACATTAGCCTGTGGATGTCTTTCACCCAAAAGAGTTTCTGGGGAAAGATTGTACTGCATGATAAGGTGTGGATACAGACTATTCAAGTCGAAGTTAACAACCCAATCATACATTCCTGGGACTGGCTCTTTTACATAAGCCCCAGCATACTTATTATCTTTACTGCTTTCTTTCTTTGGTGGTATGGTAATTTTTTGTCTAGCCAAGTACACGTAAATGATGTTGTCCCACATACGAACTTGAGAATACACGTCCTCAAAATTCACCTTAGCATCATATGCCATAGTGAATGCCAGTTCAAGAAGTTTCATCTTATCATCAAGACGATCTACCAGGCGAACGTCATGAATATTGTACTTCACAAACTTGTCCCAATCTTTTGTATAGAACTCTTTGAAAGTATCAAACTCAGAGTGATCAAGTTTCTTTTCATCTAGCTCCACGAAAGCAATGTGGTCCAGGCGATAAGACTCTTGATTAGTATAAGTAAATTTCTTATACAGTTCAAGATAATCCAACGTAGCAATGCCCATCAAATCATAAGCAAAGTTCTTACGACCTTTAATAAAAATTTCTCTTGC